TGGGACTGCAGGACACCCTTAAACACCTTTAGCCACCTTAACCTTCACACACTTTTTGACTTTGCATAACCCCACACCCCACAAACAACCCACACCTTTTCCTTTGCTAGACCTCCTTTCCAAAATAATATTTTACTATATGTAGTGGGTATGGATGAGTTTGATACTAAAGATATTAAATCAGTCGTTTACATTGACCCTAAAACAAACAATGTAGTGATTAAGATTACAGGTTTACCTAATGAAATGACCTCAATGATGTATATGGATTGGGTCATGGCAAGTCTTGGTTTTGAATATAATCCAGATAACAACTACGTTACAGACACAGTTCATTAATGGAAGCTAAAATAGAATACACCCCTAGGAAATTTCAAAAGTATATACACTATCGTATCAATCAATATCGTTGGTCAGTGCTAGTTTGCCATAGAAGGTTTGGCAAAACAGTCTGTATGATTAATCATCTGATACGATCTGCAATGACGAGCAAACTCAAGAACCCTAGATTTGCTTATATTGCTCCAACCTTTAAACAAGCTAAATCTATTGCTTGGGATTACATGAAACAGTTTACCCAAAAGATACAAGGCACAAGATTTAACGAAACAGAACTTAGAGTAGATTTACCCAATGGTGCTAGAATTACCTTACTAGGTTCAGAGAACTGCGATGGATTAAGGGGTATCTATCTTGATGGTTGTGTGATTGATGAATATGCTAATGTTAATGAACGATTGTTTCCAGAGATTATTAGACCTGCACTCTCAGATAGAAAAGGTTACTGCGTATTTATTGGAACACCTCAAGGGATGAACAATAACTTCTATGAGCTTTATCTTCATGCACAATCCGCAGACGATTGGTTTCATTACAAAGCCAGAGCCTCAGATACCAAGATTGTAGATCAAGAAGAATTAGATGCTGCACAAGCGATTATGGGTGAGAATAAGTTTAAGCAAGAGTTTGAATGTGAGTGGACGGCAAACATTGAAGGAGCAATCTATGGCAAGACCATAGCAGAAATGGAGAACAGCAGACAGATCACACGAGTGCCTTATGATCCTTCCTTGCCTGTCTATACCGCTTGGGACTTAGGGGTCTCAGATCACACGGCGATTATCTTTTGGCAGCAACTAGGCAGATCCATTAACATTATAGATTACATTGAAGAACGAGGTCAGGGTTTACCTTTCTTTGTTCAGCTGATTAAAGAAAAAGATTATGTCTATGCAGATCATTATGCACCCCATGATATTGAAGTGACTGACTTTGGTAATGGTAAGACCAGGAGAGAGGTCGCCTATCAATTAGGGGTTAGGTTTAAAGTCGTTCCAAAATTACCGCTAGAAGATGGAATCCACGCCACCTCAATGCTCCTTCCTCGCTGCTGGATAGATGTAGATCATTGTAAGAAACTGATAGATGCACTAAGGCATTACCATAGAAAGTACATTGATAAGAACAGAATGTTCAGATCTAAACCTGTTCACGACTGGAGTTCTCATGCTTGTGATGCCATGAGATACTTAGCTGTTGGACTTCAAGAACTAAACACTAGACAAAACGCACCGCAAGTGGTAGCGGATAATAGTTATAACATTTTATAAAATATTATTATGGGAAGTTTATTTAGTCCAAAAATGCCTGCACCACCGCCTGTGCAACCTTTGCCAGAACCTCCTGAAGTATCAGATGAGGAGAAAGCAAGAATCAAAGCTGAACAGGATGCAATGGAACGTAGAAGAAAAGGTAGAAAGTCTACCATTCTTACAGGACCATTAGGTGTTGAAGAAGAAGCAACTATAGAAAAGAAAACATTGTTAGGAGAATAATATGGGAGGCGTATTTAGACCATCACCACCACCACCACCTCCTGCACCTAAACCTGCACCGGCTCCTGCTCCAACACAAGCAGAAGTTTCTCAAGCAACAGCAACAGAGGAACAAGGTTTAACAGCAGCTCAAAGAGCAAGACGTAGAGGAAGATCAGCAACCATTCTAACTTCAACGATGGGAGTAGAAGGTGATACAACTTTAGGTAAGAAAAGTTTATTAGGCGGATAATGAAAACAGATTTAACCAAAGCATTACTCAAACGATATGATCGTTTAAAATCTCAAAGACAAAACTGGGAGACCCATTGGCAAGAAGTAGCAGACTACATGATGCCAAGAAAAGCAGATGTCACCAAGTTAAGATCTAAAGGAGATAAACGAACAGAACTGATCTTTGATAGTTCTCCTTTACAATCTGTAGAACTCCTTGCAGCATCCTTACATGGAATGCTCACCAACCCATCTACACCTTGGTTCTCATTAAGATTTAAAGAAGATGAAATGGAATTTGAAGATGAAGCTAAGGAATGGTTAGAAGCTGCAACTGAACAAATGTATGTGGCATTTAACAGATCAAACTTCCAACAAGAAATATTTGAATTGTACCATGACCTCATTACCTTTGGTACAGCGTGTATGTTCATTGAAGAAGATGAAGAAGATATTTTAAAATTCTCAACACGACACATTAACGAAATCTTTATTGCAGAAAATGATAAAGGTAGAATTGATACTGTCTTTAGAAAATTTAAACTTTCAGCAAGAGCAGCAATCCAAAAATTTGGAACATCACCTGAGTTTGAAACATTATCCAAAAGAGATCCTTATGAAGATGTAGATATTATTCATGCGGTTTATCCAAGAGCTGACTTTGATCCTAACAAACAAGATCAAAAGAATATGCCATTTGAATCGGTTTACATGACAAGCAAAGGAGAAGAACTATCCGTATCAGGATTTAGAGAATTTCCTTTTGTCGTACCAAGATACTTAAAAGCATCACATGAAATCTATGGTCGTTCACCTGCAATGACTGCACTTCCTGATGTGAAAATGCTTAATGAAATGTCTAAGACCACTATTAAAGCCGCACAGAAACAAGTAGACCCACCTTTACTTGTGCCTGACGATGGATTTATTTTACCTGTCAGAACGGTTCCTGGTGGACTTAATTTTTACAGAGCAGGAACAAGAGATAGAATTGAACCTATGAATATTGGAGCAAACAATCCACTGGGTTTAAATATGGAAGAGCAAAGAAGAAACTCTATTCGTAATGCGTTCTATGTGAATCAGTTGATGATGCAACAAGGTCCACAAATGACAGCAACAGAAGTGATTCAAAGAAACGAAGAGAAGATGAGATTACTAGGTCCTGTGCTTGGACGACTTCAATCTGAATTACTCAAACCGCTTATTGATAGAGCATTTAATATTCTCTTGAGAAAAAATATGTTTAAACCTGCACCAGAATTTTTAGCAGGTAAAGATATTGAAATTGAATATGTATCTCCACTTGCCAAAGCTCAAAAGTCTACAGAGCTTCAAGCGATTATGAGAGGAATAGAAATTATGGGATCATTAGCCAATGTTGCTCCTGTATTTGATTATGTTAATTTTGATAAACTCGTTAAACACCTTATGGATATTGTGGGTGTTCCACAAAAGATTTTAAAACCACAGTCTCAAGTCAATGCGGAGAGACAACAAAAACAACAACAGCAAGAGCAAATGCAACAAATGCAAATGTTGCAACAAGCCGCTGAAGCTGGAGGAAAGGTAGCACCCTTAGCTAAAGCATTACCTGAAGAGGCTAAGGCGTTAGCGAATGCAGAAGTTGAATAATGATAAACGAAATAAAGAAGTTAAAAGAAATTTATAAAATAGTTTTTGGATCTGACCAAGGTAAACTTGTGATGTCAGATCTTGAAAAGCGATGTCACTTCATGTCTACAACGAATGTCAAAGGCGATAGCCATGAGAGTGCATATATGGAAGGACAACGCAGCGTTCTTCTATTTATTAAATCAATGCTGCAAAAGGAAAATGAAAATGTCAAACGAGCAGATAACGGAGAATAATTCTTCGCCTGTAGAGACAACACCACAACCCACAACATCTACAGAAACAAAAGCAGAAACTAATGATACCTTAGTATCATCAACCACAGAGAACACAGTTAAGACTGCAAGATCTTGGAAAGAAGCTATCTCAGAAGAATATAGAAGTGATCCAAACATTTCTAAGTTTACAGAGATTGATGCACTTGCTAAGTCTTACATTAATGCAACCAAGATGATTGGTTCAGATAAAGTGATTGTTCCTAATCAAAATTCTACGGAAGATCACTGGAACGAAGTTTATAATAAATTAGGACGACCTGAGTCTCCTGATAAATATAAACTTGATTTTAAATCTGAAGTTGCTCCTGTAGATGAGACTGCAATTAAATCATTTGCAGAGGTGGCACACAAAACAGGTTTGAATGAAAAACAAGCACAAGCCATTTTAGATTTCTATAAACAGAACTCTGAAAATTCTGTGCAACAATTAAGAGTAGATACAGAAACCGCACAGGCTCAAGCTCAACAACAGTTGAGACAAGAGTGGGGTAAACAGTATGAAACGAATATATCTAAAGCCGCTTCAGTTGCAAAAGCTAATATGCCAGGTGAAGTTTTAGATATGCAACTTAAAGATGGAACACGACTTGGAGATCATCCTGACGTGATCAAAGGTTTTGCTAAGATTGCTGGACTTTTATCTGAAGATAAAATGGCAACACCAGAATCAGAAACTGTAGATCAAGGAAGAGATTTAGAGTCTGAAATCTCTAAGATTGTGAATGATAGATCAGGACCTTACTGGAATAAAACCCACCCAGATCATAGTAAAATGGTACAGCAAGTCTATACAATGAGAGAAATGATTAATGGCGGAAAATAATCATCTATCAGAAAAAGAACTTAGATTAGAAGTCTTACGATTGGTTAAGGAGAATGGCACTGAATATCAGAAAGCTAATCCCTTGCCAATCGCTGACGAATACTATACATGGATTTGTAAGACGAATAAAAGTTCGTCTAACAAAAGAAAGACAATCCGTAAGGACCTTTCTGACAGTAAGGAATAGACTACAGTCTAACAGACTTTAAATGCAAGAGATGCCTGTCAATTCTGACGGAGAACCTCTCTGTTTAATTTATTAATTTATCAGGGTGATAAGTTAATTTAACTTTAACAAATGGAGAGACAAATATGTCTAATCAAGTAACAACAGCTTTTGTACAACAGTATTCAGCTAACGTACAAATGCTATCTCAACAAATGGGATCGTTATTAAGAGACAAAGTTCGTCTTGAAAGTGTCGTAGGTAAGAATGCTTTCTTTGATCAAGTGGGTTCAGTAACCGCTGTGAAAAGAACAAGCAGACACGGCGATACTCCACAAATTGACACTCCTCATGCAAGAAGAAGAGTTTCTTTAGTGGACTATGAATTCGCTGACCTAATTGACGATCAAGACAAAGTGAGACTTTTAATTGATCCAACATCATCTTATGCTCAAGCTGCAGCTTACGCTATGGGAAGAGCAATGGACGATGAAATAATCAGTGCCGCTTTAGGTACGTCATTTACTGGTGAAACAGGTTCAACTTCAACTGCGTTACCTTCTGGTCAGAAGATAACTGAAGCTGGAACAGATGGTTTAACAATCGCTAAGTTAAGATCTGCAAAAGAGATCCTAGACTTAAACAGCGTTGACCCGTCAATCGCAAGGTTCATCATTGTGTCGCCTAAACAAATCACTGATTTATTAGGTACAACTGAAGTGACTTCAAGTGACTTCAACACAGTCAAAGCATTAGCTAATGGAGAGATTAATTCTTTCTTAGGCTTTAACTTTGTTGTGTCAAACAGACTATCAATCGCTTCTTCAAAAAGAAAGTGTATCGCTTATGCTATGGACGGAATTGGTCTTGGCGTAGGAAAAGATGTAACAGCAAGAATAGACGAGAGAGCTGACAAAGGTTATGCAACTCAAGTTTACTACTGTGCGTCTTTCGGTGCGACTAGAATGGAAGAAGAGAAGGTAGTTGAAATCCAAGCTCACGAAGCATAATAGGAAGAGGATAAAAATATGGGTACTAAAAACTCTACATTAGTAACTAACTTTGAGGCATCACCTCAAGTTGCTAATGAACCTGCTAACCTACATGGCGTTTTGCGTGTAGCTCAGGGAACAATAGAACTCGCAGCTGGAGACAGTAACGATGATGATGTTGTAATGTTAGCACCAATCCCAAGTAATGCGACTGTATCTCAATTATTTATTGGATCAGACACACTTGGTGGTTCGTGTACTTTCAACGTAGGAATCTATACTACTGCTGGTGCGGTTAAAGATGAAGACGTTTTTGCAACAGCAGTTGCTGATGCAGCTGCAATGGCAGACGTCAGATTCGAAGCAGCTGACATTAATACAGCTGGTCAAAAGATGTATGAATTAGCTGGTGACAGTTCAGATCCTGGTGGATACTACTACATCGCTGCAACAATGGCAGCTGAAGGTGGTACTGCAGGTACAATGTCATTCAACATTCAATACGTTGTAAACTAATCAGTTTAACTATGGGGGGTGGTAACACCCCCCGAGTTTATGAAAACAACTAAGAAATTAGAAACATTTATTCATTTAAGAAAAGGTGATTATATCTATAGGTATGTCCTTGTAGATCGCTTTAAACATACATCCAAAGCACACCATGGATTTAACATTAAAGAATGTAGATCGGATGATGAGATATGGCAACAACTCACACCCAATAGAAAATTAAGACGAAAATATATCCTTAAAGATGACCAAAAATGATTTTGATCCTAGAAACTTAGGACTCTATAAACAACCTAAACAGTTATTGCATTTTCAATGGCAAGACGATACTAGGGTATATAGATATGCTTTGGTTGAAATTATTGATGAAAAAGATATTAATAGTAGAACCAAACAAAAAAAAGATGAGCAAGGTCTAACCCAAGAGGAGATTTATAAAAAGTATGGCATCAGTTGTTGATATTTGTAACGGAGCTTTAAACCAACTGGGTGCATCCACTATTCTTTCATTGACTGAAGATTCTAAAAATGCAAGATTATGTAATGCACGATACACTCAAGTACGAGATTCAATATTCAGATCTCACCCTTGGAATTGTTTACAAAAACGAGTTCAACTTGCAGCAGATACAGAAACACCTGCATGGGGATTTACCAAACAATATACCCTCCCTGCAGATTGCTTACGAGTTCTCACTCTTTTAGATTACGACTCAGATTACAAAATAGAAGGTAGAAAAATATTAACTGATAATTCTACTTGCAAAGTTTTATATGTAGCAAGGATCACAGATCCTAATGAATATGATGAACTTTTAAGAGAAACTTTATCTGCCGCTTTAGCCGCAGACATTGCTTATGGTATTACTTCATCTAATCCACTTACACAAAATATGTATAATTTATTGAAAGATAAATTAAGAGAAGCAAGATTTGTAGATGCAACAGAGGGTCAGAATCAAAACCCAGAAAAAGGTATGGCAGATGTTGTGGATGCAAGTACATTTATTAACTCAAGGTTTTAAATATGGCAAGAGTTGCCGCACAATTAACAAACTTCACAGGTGGAGAATTTTCACCACGATTAGATGGTCGTAATGATTTATCTAAATATACTTCAGCTTGTAAGACTTTAGAAAACTTTGTGATCTATCCTCATGGATCAGCAGCAAGACGATCAGGGACTCAGTTTGTTGCAGAGGTTAAAGATAGTTCTAAATCTACAAGACTCATTCCTTTTGAGTTCTCAACCACACAAACCTATATGTTAGAGTTTGGAGATCAGTATATTAGATTTTACAGAAACAATGGTCAGATCTTATCAGGTGGATCTGCTTATGAAATTTCTACACCTTATTTAGAAGCAGAACTCTTTGAATTGAAATATGCACAATCTGCGGATGTCATGTATATTTGTCATCCTAATCATGCACCAAGAAAACTTGCAAGAACAGGTCATACCTCTTGGACACTCACTGAAGTTGAATTTACCAATGGACCTTTCTTAGATCATAACATTACCACAACCACAGCAAACCCTTCACATAAAGATGTAGGTCAAACCACAACTGTTACCTTTTCATCTACGACAGGAATTAATGGAGGAGCAGGTTTTACTTCAGACGATATTGGAAGATTAGTTCATATTAAAGATGGTCATTTTGAAATTACATCTATTACCAGCACTACAGTCGTGGTTGGAACAGTGATTGTAGGTTTAGGAATTAGTTCATCAACAACGACAGATTTTGCATTAGGTGCTTTCTCAGATACCACAGGTTATCCCACTTGCGTAACCTTCTTTGAACAACGATTGGTTTTTGCTGGAACAAAATCTCAACCTCAAACCATATTCTTTTCTAAGTCAGGTGATTATGAAAACATGGATGATGCTTACCATGATACAATAGCTGACGATGATGCGATTGTGTATACCATTGCATCTAACCAGGTGAATGCCATCCGATTTATGACAGCAACCCGAACACTTATTATTGGTACTGCTGGGGGTGAATTTACAGTATCAGGAGGTGGAACGGATGTTGCCATTACTCCGACAAACATTTTAATTAAGAAACAATCTAACCATGGTGCAGCGAATGTAGATGCGATTGCTGCAGGAAACGCAACTTTATTTTTACAAAGAGCTAAAAGAAAAGTTAGAGAACTTGCTTATAACTTTGATGTAGATGGATATCTTGCACCTGATATGACCATCCTTGCGGAACATATTTCTGAAGGTGGAATTGTACAAATGGCATATCAACAAGAACCTAATTCTATTTTATGGTTAGTTAGAGGTGATGGTCAGTTGATTGGTTTTACCTATCAAAGAGATCAACAAGTTACCGCATGGCATAGACATATCTTTGGTGGATCATTTAGTTCAGGTCAAGCCGTATGTGAAAGTGTTGCGGTGATACCAACTGATGATTCTGAATATCAAGTGTGGGTGATTATTAAAAGAACCATAGATGGTTCAACAGTTCGTTATGTAGAATATTTAAACAACTTTGACTTTGATGAAACCGATGACACATCATTTAATTTTTTAGATTCACAATTAGAATATGATGGAAGTGCAACAACATCTATTTCAGGATTAGATCATTTAGAAGGAGAAGAAGTCGCTGTCTTAGCAGATGGTGCAACTCATCCTAACAAAACAGTATCAAGTGGATCTATTACGTTAGATCGTTCATCTGAAAAAGTTAAAGTCGGTTTACCTTATACTTCACTCTTGCAGACCATGCGATTAGATGCAGGTTCACAAGATGGAACATCGCAAGGTAGAACCAAAAGAATCTTTGATGTAACGATTAGAATGTATGAGTCTATTGGTGTAGAGGTAGGACCAGACTTAAATAATATGGAACGTATTCCTTTTAGATCCTCTGCGAATCCTATGGATCAAGGAGTCAGTGTATTTACTGGGGATAAAGAAGTGGAATTTAGGGGTAACTATGAAACGGATGGATTTGTGTATGTTAGACAAACACAACCTTTACCTTTAACGATTTTATCGTTATATCCTAAATTACAAACCAATGACTAAACAGATACTACATATAGTGCCATATACTAAAGCTCATGGCACATATATACTATCGCAACAAATGAACCATGTACTCATGGATCGTGATGCAGATTTTGAAGGAGATACAATGAATTTAGAAGAACAAGGTTTAGCATTCACAGGACTCATTAATGATGAACCTATCTTTGCTGCAGGAATGAAACCCATTTGGAAAGGTGTTGCAGAAGGTTGGGTACTGGCAACAGCAAAGGTTTGGGAACATCCTCTCCTTGTAGCTAAAGCCATTAAGAAAGATTTTGCAAGAGTTGCACAACAACATGGATTGTGGAGAGTGCAAACTGCTGTAAGATCTAACTTTGAAAAAGGTTTAAGATTTGCTAAATGGTTAGGTTTAAAGGATGAAGGCGTTATGACAAAATATGGTTTTGATGGAACAGACCACAACAGATATGCGAGGATCTTTTAGTTATGGGTTGGGTTACACCAGTATTATCAGTAGCCGCAGCAAGACAAGCATCAGCAACTGGTAAATATAATCAAGCTATTCAAGAAAGAAATGCACAAGTTGCAGAGCAAGAAGCTCAAGCAATACAACAAAGAACAGAATTAGATTTAGCTAGATTTGATCAACAATTTGCACAATTACAATCAGAGACAAAAGTATCTGTATTAAAATCTGGTGCAGAATTATCTGGTACTGCATTAAAAATATTAAGATCTAATGCTGAACAAGCAGAAGTAGAAAAAAATATTATTGAATACAACTCTAAAGTAGGTCAAGCAAGAGCATTTGAACAAGCTAACTTTGCAAG